ATTTAGTAGAGGACTAAATGAAACAATGTACTTTATGTAATGAAGTAAAACCGTTATCTGAGTTTAATGCAAATAGTGGGTATAAAGATGGTTACTATAAGCATTGTAAAAAATGTCATTATGAAGTTTATGGACGAGATGCACATTTTAGAAGAACTTACGGGATAACAGAAAAAGAATATAACGATTTTGTAGAAAAACAAAATCATAAATGTAGTGTGTGCGAATGTGAAGTCACAAACTCTGCTCAGTGGGGTCGGCTTGTCGTAGACCATTGTCATAATACTGGAAAAATCAGAGGTTTTCTCTGTCAGCCCTGTAACATGGCTTTAGGAAGTGCTAGAGACAATCCGACAACTTTGAGAAAACTTGCGGATTACTTGGAGAACTTTTATGGCAATGGACGAGAAACTGAAGAAATATTATGAAGCCAGATGGGAAATGATGGCAACAGAAGGTTGGCAGGATTTGATGGAAGATGCACAGACAATGTTCAATTCCTTAAATCAAGTTCTTCCAATCCAGAACGAAACTGACTTGCAGCTCAAGCGTGGACAGTTAGACATACTTAATTGGCTACTTAACTTGAAACCTGCATCAGAAGCATCCTTTGAACAACTCATGTCGGGAGACAGCGGTGAGTAAAAGGATATTTGAATTCAGCTGTAAAGCTGGACACATCACAGAGAAGTATGTTGATTATGAGACAACAATAGTTCCTTGTGGTAATTGCGGAAATGACGCTAAACGGATTATTTCTGTTGTCCGAATATCGTTGGATGGTACAGACCCAGTGTATGTATCAGCTCACGATGCTTGGGCTAGAAAGCATGAAGAGAAAGCGAAACAAGAACGCAAGCAAAACGAAGCCTGAGACACCTCGAAAGAGCCTCAGAACATAAATCCTAAAATCACTTGATTCGGTGACAGGAGACTTTAAATGGCAGCAAACTTTATTGAACAAGACGAACTGTTTGAAAGCAATGAGCAAGAAGTAGTACAAGATGTTACAACCCCAGAGCCAGACACAACCAGTGCTGGACAAACTGAAGAGGTTGGCAAAGAAGAACCAGCGGTAGAAGAGTTACCAGAGAAGTACAGAGGTAAATCAGCTATCGAGATTGCAAGAATGCACCAAGAAGCTGAGAAGCTAATCGGTCGTCAAGCAAATGAGGTTCATGAAGTACGAAGCCTTGCAGACCAGCTACTCAAGCAACAACTCGAAGCTAACAAGAGAGTTCAGCAAGAGCCGATTGAAGAATCGCTTGAAGAAGACTTTTTTACAGACCCTAAACAGGCTGTTAACAGACAGGTTGAAAAGCATCCTGCTGTGATTGAAGCAAGACAAGCTGCACTTGAAATGAAGAAGATGAAGACTGCCCAACAACTGGCATCTAAACATCCAGATTTCGGAACTATCGCACAAGATGCTGGTTTCCAGGACTGGGTAAATTCTTCTAAAGTTCGCATGAGCTTGTTCGCTAAAGCTGACAAAGAGTACGATTTTGAAAGTGCTGATGAGTTGTTATCTACCTACAAGGAGATTAAACAAATCAAACAGCAACAACAAACTCAAGCTACTGCGAAAGTGGAAAGCAAAGCTCAAGAGCAAGCAATGAAGGCTGCAACTGTTGATGTTGGCGGTACTGGTGAGTCTAGTAGAAAAGTATATCGTAGAGCAGACCTTATTAAATTGAGAATGACTGACCCAGATAGATACGACCAAATGGCTGATGAAATCATGGCTGCGTATGCTGAAGGTCGAGTCAAGTAATTTTAGTATTTAACTTTTAAAGGAAATTTATCATGGCATTATCAAAAGTAGCATATCCTGGTGACTCAGGTTCAATCGTTAACAAGTCAAACGCAGGTAATTTCATTCCAGAAATTTGGAGTGATGAGGTTATCGCTGCCTACAAGAAAAACTTGGTATTGGCAAACTTAGTTCGCAAGATGTCCTTCCGTGGCAAAAAAGGCGACACATTGCACATTCCAAAACCAACTCGTGGTTCTGCAACTGCTAAAGCTGCTAACACACAAGTTACTGTACAAGCTGATGCTGAGTCAGAAGTACAAGTTTTGATTAACAAGCACTATGAATACTCACGCTTTATCGAGGACATCGCTGCTGTTCAAGCTTTGACTTCATTGCGTTCTTTCTACACAGAAGACGCTGGTTACGCTTTGGCTAAACAAGTTGACGACGAGCTAGTTGCTTTGGGCAAATCTTTCGGCGACAGCGATGGTGCTGATTGGGTTCACTCAAACGCATACTTCATCGACGCTTCTACTGGTTTGACATCTTACGCTATCGACACAGTAACTACATCTGATGTATTCACTGACGCTGGTTTCCGTAAGCTTATCCAGTTGATGGACGACGCTGATGTACCAATGGACGGTCGTAAGTTTGCAATTCCACCATCATTGCGTAATGCAATCATGGGTGTAGACCGCTACAACTCAAGCGACTTCGTTGATGGTCGTGGTGTTCAGAACGGTCAAATCGGTAAGTTGTATGGTATTGACATCTATGTGTCAAGCAATATGCCTACTATCGAAACTGCTGCTGAGAACTCAGCTGGTGACGGTGTTAAAGCTGCATTGTTGTTCCATACAGACACAATGGTTCTTGCCGAGCAAGTTGGTGTTCGCTCACAGACTCAGTACAAACAAGAATACTTGTCAACACTTTACACTGCCGACACATTGTTTGGTGTTAAAGTTGTTCGTCCAGAAGCTGGTTTCGTATTGGCTGTAAACGCTTAATATAAGCACTAAGATTCCCTGCTTCGGCAGGGGTCTTTTTTAAGGGCTCTTAATTGAGTCTTTAAACAAGACACAAAGGATAATTAATGGCAACATACAGAGGACCTGGCGGTGCTGGAGATGCGACGAATGATGCTTCTAGTCAGGCAGCGTTAGCAACTCAACAAGCCGAATTAGCCGAGGTTTTTAAGAACGAAGCACAGGCTTCTGCAACAGCTGCTGCAAGTTCTGCCAGCTCTGCATCGACTTCTGCCAGCAATGCTGCTACTTCAGCTTCTGGTGCAAGCAGCTCTGCGTCAACAGCAACAACTAAAGCAACAGAAGCATCTAACTCAGCCAGTGCAGCAAGCACATCAGCAAGTGAAGCAGCTAGTTCTGCAAGCTCTGCCAGTAGTTCAGCCAGTGCCGCTAGTACATCAGCGTCTAATGCGTCTACAAGTGCTACCAATGCCGCTAGTTCTGCATCAGCAGCAAGCACCTCAGCAAGCAATGCCAGCTCTAGTGCTTCTACAGCGTCTACAGCAGCAACTAATGCACAGACAGCTGAGACCAATGCAGAAACTGCTGAGACGAATGCTGAGACTGCTCAGGCAGCCGCTGAAGCTGCTCAATTAGCTGCTGAAACAGCTGAAACTAATGCAGCCTCTAGTGCATCGTCAGCGTCTAGCAGTGCTTCAACCGCAACAACTAAGGCATCAGAGGCAAGCACTTCAGCTTCTAATGCAGCAACATCAGCAACCAATGCGTCTAACTCAGCCAGTGCTGCGTCGACAAGTGCTACAAACGCATCAAACAGTGCAACCAGTGCTTCTAGCTCTGCCACAGCTGCTGCGAATGCTCAGACAGCTGCAGAGACAGCTAGAGACCAGACACTAACCGCTTATGATAACTTTGATGACCGTTATCTAGGAGCTAAAACAAGCGACCCTAGCGTTGATAACGATGGTAATGCTTTATTAGCTGGTGCTTTATATTTTAATAGCTCATTGGGCTACATGAAGGTGTATACTGGCTCTGTGTGGGTTGATGCCTATGCTGCTGGTACAAGCTTCTTAGCTAAAGCTAGTAACTTAAGTGATTTACCGTCTGCAAGCACAGCTAGAACTAATTTAGGTTTAGGCACTGCAGCTACAACAGCAGCTACAGACTATGCAACAGCTGCTCAAGGTGCTAAAGCTGACACAGCCTTACAAAGCTACACAGAGACTGACCCTGTTTATGTCGCCTCTAGTTGGTATTCTACAACTAATAACTCTAGTAACTGGAATACTGCTTTTGGATGGGGTAATCATGCTTCTGCTGGTTATGCTGCTGATAATGCAGTAGTAAAGCTCACTGGCAACCAAACAGTAGCAGGAGTTAAAACATTTAGCTCAACAATTACTGGTTCTATCAGCGGTAACGCAGGAACAGTAACGAATGGTGTAGTGACTACAGGTAGCTATGCTGACCCAGCATGGATTACTTCATTAGCAGGGTCAAAAATATCTGGTACAATTGACGGTGGAACTTTTTAAGGAATAACGATGCCAACTACTATTAAACTAAAAAACAGTGTTACTACTACAGCTGCACCAAGCTCCTTGGTTCAGGGTGAAGTAGCTTCTAACATTACTGACAGAAAATTATGGGTTGGTGATGCTTCATCAACACCAGTACAGATTCTAGGTGCTGGAGCTCCTGTCGCTGGTACTACTGGTACATTCACTGGCAACACAACAGTTGCTGGAACATTTGCTGCCAATGGTGGAGCAACACTAGGAGATGCTAGTGGAGATGCTTTAACAATCAACTCTAGTGCAGTATCTATTCCTAATGGATTGAACTTTGATAGCAATACTTTTGTTATTGATGCTACTAATAATAGAGTTGGTGTAGGTACTGCTAGTCCATCTTATCCGTTAGATGTAAACGGAATTATTAACAGTAATAGCTCAATTAGAGGAACACAGGTTCTTGTAACAAATACTAACGGTATTACTCTTTCTGATGATATAGCAAGTGGTTTTATTTCTTATGGTTACAACTCAGGAAGAACAAACGCTGCTAGTCATGTTTGGTATAACGGCATAACAACAGAGCGTATGCGTATCACTAGCACAGGTAATGTAGGTGTAGGCACTTCTAGTCCAGCAGCAACAAATAAGTTTCAAGTATCACAGACATCTACAACAGATGGTGCTACTGCTATTGTTGCTTCTTGTACAGGTGTAACAACTGGTGCTAATTATGGATTATATAGCTCTGTATCAGGTGCAACAGTAAGAAACTGGGGTTTATATGTTCAAGCTGGTGATGCTTATGTTGCTGGTAGTGTAGGTATTGGAACAACTAGTCCTAACTATTTGCTTTCTGTACAAGCTAACTCTGTGCAGATGGGTATGTCACCTCAGTCTGGCATTGGTTATCTAGGTAACTTTAGTAACGCTCCACTAGGGTTTGTTACTAACAATGCTGAAAGAATGAGGCTTGATACATCAGGCAACCTTGGTCTTGGGGTAACTCCTAGTTCTTGGGGTTCAACTACAAAATCTATTGATATAAATACTGGTGGTGCGATTTATGGTTTTGCTGGTAACTCTATTGGTTTAGGCTCAAACGCTTACTATAACGGCACAAACTGGATTTATAAGACAACCAATGCTTCTGCTTTGTATGCAGCTACTTCTGGTGTTCATGCTTGGTATAACGCTGCATCAGGCACAGCAGGAAACGCTATTACCTTTACACAGGCAATGACTTTATCGGCTGCTCAGAACTTGTTGCTTGGTGGAACTTCAGACCCTACAAGTGCTGCAAAATGTATCGTTATTTATAACGGAACAGCACCTACAGGTAATGTGGCTGGTGGTATTCTTTATGTAGAAGCAGGTGCTTTAAAGTATCGTGGCTCTTCAGGAACAGTAACTACATTGGCAAACGCATGATAAATAAAGAATTAGTATCTGAATACTTTGATTACAGAGATGGTTATTTGTATTGGAAGAAAGTTACTCATCCAAACAAAAGCTATCTTATTGGTCAAGAAGTGGGATTTATTCATTCTACTGGGTATCGCCATGTTACTTGGTTAGGTAAACAGCACAAAGTTCACAGATTGATTTACTTATTTGTTCATGGATATATGCCTAAAGAGATTGACCATATCAACGGAAATAGGGCTGACAACAGTATTGAGAACCTAAGAGAAGTTACAAGAAGTCAGAATCAATGCAATAAGACAATGTGCAGTAGCAACACTTCTGGTTACAAAGGTGTATCTTGGCACAAAAGAGCAAATAAATGGTCTATAAGATTGACTAAGAATGGCGAAATCAAACATTTTGGCTATTATGATGACTTAGAACTTGCTGGTCTAGTAGCCTTAGAAGCTCGTAATTTGCACTTTGGTAAATATAATAGAATCTAAATAAATAATGCTTAAATACTTACTTTTACTATTACCAATAACCTGTCTAGCTCAAGATAGTTGGACAGGTAAAGACAAAGCACAGCATTTTGTTGGTAGTGCAGTATTGTCTTATGGTTTTAGTGAAGTAATGAGTCCTGAAAAGGCTTTCTTAACTGCTGTAGCTATTGGAGCAGCTAAAGAAGTATATGACTATAAGCATCCTACAAAGCATACAGCAAGCTATAAAGACTTTATAGCTGATGTAGCAGGTGCTTATGTCGGCGTCTATGCTAAAGGCTACTCATTCGATTATCAGAATAAAACTTTTGTAGTGAGATATACAATACAGATTAAGTAAGATTTTTTAACTAGTAAGGAGAAGTAAAATGGGAAAAGATAAAAAGACCCCAGTAACTGTAAATGGTAAAGAGTATCAATTTGAGGACATGACTCCAGAGCAGCAGATGCTTTGTAATCATTGTTTTGATTTGGATAGAAAGATTGCTTCAGCACAGTTCAACCTTGACCAGCTTAGCGTTGGTAAGGATGCATTCATTAAGATGCTTGAAGAATCATTATCTAAAGTAGAAGAACCTAAACAGGAGTGATTGTGGCACAGATTAGTGAAACTGAAGCAAGGCTAAATAGCCATGAAGCAGTATGTGCAGTACGCTATGCAGCTATTGACGCTAGACTTAAAAGACTAGAACAAATACTGATTGGTACTTGCGGTGTAATTATTATTACCTTACTTGGGATTGCTTTAAAGCTATGAGACCTATATCAGTTGGAGCTAATCTGGTTGCCAATACAAAGACAACCCTCTACACCATTCCTAAACAGAATGTAGGTAAGTGGAACTTGTTATATGCCATCAACAACACTTCTTCTGCAAAGAATGTGAGTGCTTGGTGGTATGACAAAAGCACTAACACAGAAATAGCAATTGTTGATAATTATCCGTTAGCTTCTAAGAACTTCTTAAAGATTGATGGCGGTGCTTACACATTGCTTGAAGAAGGTGACGAGATTAGGATTCAATCGGAGTCTGGTTCTACTGTTTCTTGTGTTATTACTGTAGAACTAGAATATACCAATGTTAAACAAAAAGGCGGTTCATAATGCCATTAAAGTCAGGTAAATCAGACAAAACAGTATCTTCTAACATCCGTATGATGGTTAAAGAAGGTAAACCACAGAAACAAGCAGTAGCGATTGCTTTGTCAAAGGCTGGTAAAGCTAAGCCAATGATGATGAAAAAGACAGGAAGAGGTCGATAATGAAACCAGGATTGTACAGTAATATTCAGGCTAAACGAGCTCGTATCAAGGCTGGCTCAGGTGAGAAGATGCGTAAGGTAGGCTCTAAAGGTGCTCCAACCGCTAAAGACTTCAAAGATGCTGCTAAGACAGCTAAGAAGGCTAAGTAATGCCTAAGAAAGAGTTCCAGAAC